AGCGGATCAAGGCCGCCATCGCCAAGGCCGAGGCCACCGAGGCCCGCAAGGCCGAACTGCTCAAGGTTCTCAACCGTGCCGCCCCAGTGGAGACGACGGAAATGACCAAGCCCCGCATCGAGGCCGTGTCCTACCGCGGCTACAAGCCCGGCGTTTTCGCCTCGCCCGAGGTGGCGCACCGCTGCGGCCAGTGGCTCAAGGCGCTCAACGGCGACGTCCACGCCCGTCAGTGGTGCAGCGACAACCTCGGCATCGAGACTCGTGACCTCGGCGGCCAGGTCAACAGCCTCGGCGGATCACTTGTGTTTTCGGACTTTAGCGATTCGCTCATCAGGTTGGTCGAAACCTTCGGGGTGTCGATGAACCTGGCTCAGCGGGTCACGACGCAGAGCGACACCCTCCTGGTGCCGAAGCGTCTGTCGGGAATTACCGGCTACTGGATCGGCGAGAACACGACCATCACGACCAGCGACCCGACCGCGACGATGGTGCAGCTGGTGCTCAAGAAGCTGGCCGCGTCGACCCGCGTCAGCAACGAGCTCCTGGCCGACAACGCCATCTCGGTGGCGCAGTGGCTGGTGCAGGAATACGGCACGACCATCAGCGGCACCCTCGATGATGCCTTCTTCAACGGCACGGGCACCTCGTCCTACGGCGGCATCCGTGGCCTGGTGCAGATCGACGACGGCACGCATACCGCCTCGGTGGTGTCGGCGGCGAGCGGCAACACGACCGTCGCGACGCTCGACATCGACGACTACCTCAAGGCTCTGGCAGCCCTGCCACGGTATGCCATCGGCACCTCGGCGTGGTATATGCACCCCAGCGTGTATCACAACAGCGTGCAGCGGATGATGCTGTCCAGCGGCACGGTCGGCTCTGGCACTGTTGGGGCGCTGGCCGGTGGCAACACCGCGGCCAACCTTGCCCAAGGCACGCCCAACACGTTCCTCGGCCTGCCGGTCGTGTGGGTGCTGAAGATGACCGCAGCCCCGACCACGGGCACCATCGCGGCCTACGTCGGCGACATCTCGCTCTCGTCGATCATGGCGAACAAGGGCGACATGCAGATTGCCTCGAGCACCGACCGCTACTTCGAAGCGGATCAGACCGCGTGGCGCGTAACGTACCGCTGCGACATCAACCACCACAGCCTCGGCACCACGTCCGAGGCTGGCCCGGTCGTCGCCCTGAAGCTCGCCTGAACCTGACACCCTTCCCTGGAGAAACTGACCCATGAACCATGCAGCCGGTGCCAAGAGTGCGACCAAGGCGGCAGCGAGCGTCGCAGCGAACGCTACGCACTCGCACGAGATTGACACGTCAGGATTCAAGTACGCCAGCATCGACGTGGTCTACAGCCCGTTCACGGCTGCCACGGCGTCCTACGCCAGCGTGCTGAAGATCCAGGAGTCGGACGCCAGCGGCTCGGGCCAGGCTGACGTGAGCGGTCTGTCGGTTACGGCGGGTGCCGGCTCGACCACGGGGGCCAGCGTCGGCGCGATTGCGAGGTTCAACGTCGACCTGCGCGGCCGCAAGCGGTACCTGACGGTCGTGACGAGCCCCGGCAACACGGTGGCCATCGTGAGCAACGCTCGTTTGTCGAAGGCTGAGCAGCACGCTGTGACCGCCAGCGAGGCCGGCGTGAACAACGTCGCCAGCCTCTGACGCTTGACGTTACGACGAGAATAACGCCCACAGCGGGCGGCTGGGTTCGCCCCGGCCGCCCGTTTGGCGTTTACGGAGACACCATGAAAGTCAGAGTCGGCAACGTCGAGCACGAGCTGCGAGTTGAGGCGGCGTTCTCGATGCCACGCCTCACGTTCAGTGACAATTTCTTCTGCGTCATGCAGAGCCTGCTGCCCATCGGTATCCGACCCACAAAGTTCACCGGAGCGTTTTGGGAGCAGTGTCTAGATCGTGTCTTGCTCGACATGATCGACCGCACGGACTGGATTCTGACGATCGACTACGACAGCGTCTTCGAGGCCGACACCGTCCAACGGTTGATGACGTCCGCCATGGTCAGCGGATTCGACGCTGTGGCCCCACTACAGACCAAGCGGGACGAAGGCGTGCCGATGTTTACGCCCGAGGGGCACGACGGCAGTATCGGCCTGGTGCAGCTGCCCAATGAGTGGTTTGAGGCGGTTGTGCAGCCGGTGGACACGGCGCACTTCGGATGCACGCTGATCCGCAGCGAGGCTCTTAAGCGGACACCCACTCCGTGGTTTCTCGGCACGCCGCGGCCCGATGGGCACTGGGGCGACGCGCCAGCCGGAGAAGTGACGCGAACGGACCCGGACATTCATCTTTGGCGGCAGTTCAAGAAAGCCGGCAACACGCTGGGCATCGCTCCGCAGATCGCCATCGGTCACGCTGAGCTCAAGTTCACATGGCCGGGCCGGGATCTGAAGCCCGTCTATCAGACACCATCCGCCTACTGGAACGCTGGCGGCCGTCGCCCAGCGGAAGCCTGGGGATCACAAGAGCACGGAGACGCCAGCAATGCTGCTTGACCACGTCCGCCTGCGATTTCTTCGGCCCCACGGGGCGTATCGCAAGGGCGACATCATCGAATACCCGCGAGGCCCTGCCAAGTCGCTGGTCATCGCCGGGGCGTGCGAAATCGTAGTTGAGGACCGCCAGCTGCTCGAGGTCGCCATGGTAGAGCGGCGCGACGTGGAGACGGCCGACGCCCCGCGGCGTAGAGGGAGGAAGCCCCGATGAGATACCGCAGCCTTGTACGTGCGACCGAGCCCGCTAATAACCCGGTGACGTTGGCCGAGGCAAAAACGCACCTCCGCATCGACAGTTCCGACGACAATGACCTGATCTCCAATCTGGTCACGGCCGCGACCCGCTGGGCAGAGGACTACACCGACCGCACCTTCTGCACGACGCAGTGGACGATGCGGCTCGACTCGTTCTACGGGCCGGTCGGCAGCCCGGTGCAGTTTGGACTCAAGGCCGATGGACACAACATCGAGGGCCGGCAGGGCACGGTGCCCAATCTGGACATCGAGTTGCCTCGCCCACCCATGGTTACGAGTGGCACTGCTACGGCCGTCGCCGTGACCTATACGCCATCGCCTGGAGCCTCTACGGCGACGTTGGACGCCGCGGAGTACCGCGTGGACCGCCAGGCCACCCCAGGCGTGTGTCGCCCGCTATACGGCAAGACGTGGCCCTCGCACCTGGTCGACCAGAACAGCACGACCGTGACGTGGTGGGCAGGCTACTCCGCGACCGGCACGAGCGTACCGGCTCCGGTGAAGGCGGCCATCCTCTTGATCGTGTCGCACCTGTGGAGCAACAGAGACGCGGCGGTCGAGACGGCGTTGACCGAGGTGCCGTTTGGCGTCAAGGCCATGCTCGACACCATCCGCTGGGGGAGCTACCGCTAATGGCTCTCGCCGCCGGGGACATGTGGACGCGCATCACGATTGAGCAGCCAACCAGCACGGCCAATGCCGTAGGCGAGCCGGTGCTGTCGTGGTCTACGTTCGCGACGGTGTGGGCGGCAGTGGATTCGCTGTCGTCGCGCGAGACGGAGCGGTTTGCTGAGACGGTGGGATTTATGACGCATCGGATTCGGATTCGCTACCTGTCGGGGCTCACGTCCGCCATGCGGATCATCTATCGCAATCGGACGCTTGAGATCGGCCAGATCCTCGAGCAAGACCGGCTGTGGTCACAGGAACTCATCTGCACCGAGAAGAGGGATGCGACATGAGCCTGCTCGAAGCTCCCGAAGCGTTCCTGTATCAGCGGCTGGTAAATCGCACGAGCGTCAGTCAATACGTCAGCAGCCGGGTTTTCCCGCTGATCGCCCCGCAAAACACACCCCTGCCGCTGATCGTTTACCAGCGGACGGCCGTTGAGCGGCCGCAATCACTCGCTGGCAACGTCGGCAATCCCGTGGTGACGCTGCAACTGACCACCTACGGAACCAGCTACACCAGCGTGAAAAACATCGCCAGAGCCGTGCGGATAGCAATCGACGGGTGGACGGGCACCACGTCGGGCGTGACGATTCAGCGCACGACGCTTGCCAGCGAGGCTGACGGCGTCGACATGCCAGCGGACGACCAGATGCTGCCGTACTACTCGGTTCAGCAGTCGTTTGAGTTCCGGATCAACGAAACCTTGTCTACGCCGACAACCGTTCCCGGTGCACCGACTATCACCACTGCAGAAGATGGGGAATTCGTCATGTGGACTCCACCGGCGGACGACGGTGGTGCTGCCCTGACAAACTACCGACTCTACATTGACGGGGTTTGGGATGGCGCAAGCTACTCTGGAGATCCTCCACAAACGCAGTCCGTTGACCCTGCCGTTGGTGGCACCGTCGTGCGAGTCTCGGCAATCAACGCCATTGGCGAGGGTCCGCTGTCGGCTGCGGTAACGGTGACGCAATGAGCCGGCCCGTCGGCATGTCGTTTGATTTCCCAGACTTCAATGGACTTGCGGACAAGTTCCGCGAGTTGCCGAAGTCGCTGGCGTCGGCCGCTATTGGTGCCGGCGTAAAGCGTGCCATGAAGCCGGCCGAGCAGGCACTGAAGCAGGCCGTGCCAGTTGGTCCTACCGGCAACCTGAAGCGAGGCGTGGCAACCAAGGCCCAGCGATACCCTAAGACCGGGGCCGCCGTGGCTATTGTCGGGTTTCGCAAGGCCGGCTCGAAGGGGCCGCCCAAAGAAGGCACAAAGCGTCGCAACAAAGCGTCCGACAAGACGCAGCACCAGTTCCTGGTGGAGTACGGCAGCAAGCAACGCAGAACAAAGAGCGGCGCAAACCGTGGACGCATGCCAGCCAAGGCACCGATTCAAATGGCGTGGCGGGCTGCCGAGGCGCAGGTCAAAGGACTGCTTACGTCTGAGATGAAAGAAGCCTACGAGCGAGCCTTGAAGCAACTGCCAAAGTTCCTGGCCGCCCGAGCCCGCAAGGGTCGGTCGTAACTGCAAGTATTCCCCAGGTCGCCGGTAGTGTGGAAGCAGGGCCAGAGCCCTATCTCACACATACGGAGCGTTGCAGATGGCAACCGATTCGCAGGGCAATACGTTTGTTTTCGCCGGCTCGACCTACACCGTCACCAGCGTCACCGTGACTCCGGGCGGCGACTTGCTGGACCAGTCGCACCTGGGGCAGGCAAGCGGCACAAACCGCATCTACCAGAGCCCAGCCCTCAAGGACGACGAAATCTCCTGCGAAGCGTTTGGCACCTCCGCGGCCGCAGTAGGCGCTGCAGGCGTGCTGTCGTTTGCCAGCGTGACCTACACCGCGACGGTGTCGTCTTCAAGCGTGGCCTACAGCGTCGGTGAGCTCGTCAAGCAGTCGCTCACCTTCAAGGTCAAGAGCTAACGACGGGAGGCCGTCGTGGCGAACGTATCGCAGGGCACGACCGTCACATGGGGTGGCACGTCATTTGGCGAAGTCGTGAGCGTAAGCGTGGACGCCGTAGAGGCCGACACGCTCGAGATCACGCCTAAATCCAACAAGACCAAGATCAAGTGGTACTACGCCGCTGATCGAGACAACGGCACCGTTTCAGTGACGTGCCGATCGACAACGAACTACCAGATCGCCAGCGTCGGCTTGACCGCTGCCCTATCTATAGGGTCGCCAGGCGTGTCGTGGTCGTTTCCAGTCGCCATCTACCAGGGCATGGCATGGTCGGCCAGCGTCGGCGAACTGCAGACGTACACCGTCACCTTTAAGCTCGGAGGTTAAATGAGCCTTGCCGACGACATCTTGAACGCCGACCAGTCGCAGTCTCTCAAAGTCACTGTGCCTGAGTGGCGCTGCGACGTGTGGATTCGCACGCTGCCCGTTGGCGACCTGCAGGCGTGGCAGCTGGAATGCCTCCGCAGCAAGGGCGAAGGCGTGGACGACTACATCAGTCGCTACCTTTGCCGATGCCTCGTCGATGCAGACGGCAAGCAGCTGTTTACCAACGATCAACTCAAAAAGCTCTCGGGCAAGGTGTGCAGCAGGCTGTTCAAGTTGGCGCAAAAGCACAACGACCTAGACGATGAGGAGATACAGGCACTCGGAAAAAACTAGCAGACCGGCCGCTGGACGCATTCCCGCTGCTGCTGGCCGGTCACCTGGGGATGACGGTGCGGGAGCTCGGGCAACGGATGGACATTGCCGAGTATCGGATGTGGCTGGCGTTTCATCGGTTCGTGAACCCATTGGGAGGTGAGTGGCGACAGACGGCCCGGCTCGCGGCGGCAGTGATCGCACCGCATTGCGGCAAAGGCCGCACGCCGCGAGAGGACGACTTCATGCCGATTGAGAAGCCGCCGATGACGGCGGACCAGATCGCGGCAGAGCTTGGCAAACTGAAATCACAGTAACCACCTATGGCGACGACACTAGCACTGGCGATGCGGGCAAGCATGTCGGCCGGCGGCGTCGTGTCCGGTGCGAACGATGCTGCCAAGGCCATGGATCAGATGGGCCGGCAGGCCGAAAAAACCGCCGGCGACATGTCAGTTCTAAAAAACGTTGTCATTGGTGCTGTCGCCATAAAGGGATTGCAGAGCCTAGCAGACGCTTTTGTGTCTGCTGGTCGTGCCGCTATTTCGTATGCCATGCAGGTAGCCGACAGTTACGACGCCTTGAACGACCTAGCAGACCGCACCGGCATGGCTGTCACGGCTCTTCAATCACTGCAAATAGCGGCAAAGCTGTCCGGCGTTGAGGATGCGTCGGCTGCCATACAAAAGCTAACGGTGGCGATAGGCCAAGCCGCAGAAAGCGGTAAGGCAGACGCCTTTTCAAAACTTGGTCTGGATTTCGAAAAACTTGAGGCTATGTCGCCTGACGAGCAGTTTCAAGCTGTGCAGCGGGCGATTGCGGCATTGCCGACTCATGCTGAACGTGCTGCCGCGGCGATGTCCATTTTTGGAAAGTCTGGCGTTGAGCTGTTGCCGCTAATGGACGAGAACTTGCAACAGATTGAAGAGCGGATGCAGGCTCTCGGAGCCACGCTTAGCGATGACCAAGTGAACGCGATTGACCGCATGAACGACAGCCTGACAATGGTGAAAAGCACGTTTGACGGCATTATCGGTCAAGTTGCCGCAAACCTCGCGCCAGTCGTTGAGAGTCTTGCCGAAGACTTTTTAGCGTTCGTGGAGTCTTTTAACGGAGGTGCCGGCGGGCAAGGAATCGCAGACAACATCTCTTCCTTGTTGCTCAACGTTGCTGACTACTTCGCAAACATTTTTGACAACGCTGTGGCTGGTTTCGACGGCTTTGGCGTCACGCTGCAACAAGTGGGCGCAGTGTTTGACTTTGTTGGCAACGTGTTCACGGCCATTGCCGAGACGCTGCGGGCGGCGTTCAACCTGTTTCAGATTTCGGGCAACTTGCTGGCTATGGGGCTGGGTAAGTTTCTGGAAGGCATCGGCAGCTGGGTGTCTAGCGACCTTGAGGCGTTTGGCAAGGACATGGCAGCCAATGCGGAACGCCAAGCCAACCAAAACTCTCGCGAGATGAAAGGCGCAGCGTCAAACGCGGCCACGGCTGCGAGCAATGCTTTATTTGGCCGTGCCGGCAGCCCATCCGCAGGCCCTGCAGCTCGTGCCGTCGCCAATGCTAGATCGCAAATGCGACCTGAAGCTAGAGCCCAACGAGAGGCCGAGCGGCGGGACACCTCGCTGGGCGCGGCGGTCGCCAAGGCCATGCGAAAAGCCGAGGCTGCTAGAAAACGGCAAGAGGAAGCCGCAAAGAAGGCTGCCGCCATTGACGAGGAGATCGGCGACAAACAGGCCGACATCGACAAGATAAACGCCGAAAAGGCCGCCGCCCTTGGTGGCAAATCCAACGAGGCCCTGCAGGCTAACGACGTTCGCAGCAGCCAAGGCATCGCTCAGTTCCTGGCTCTGGCCACCGGTCGCGAAGACCCGGCCATCGAGGAAAACCGCAAGACCAACGCGAAGCTCGAGGAGATCCGCAAGGAGCTTCGAGCACTGCAGCAGGAGAAGGTCGAGATTCTGGGAGCCGCTGCGTAATGGCCGTCAAGACATTCACCGAGCTGGCGACTGTCTCAGCCTCGCGCAGGTTCGGCGAAGCTCCGTCGTTTCAGCGAAAGTTCGTGGTCGAGGTGGATGACCCCACCACGACGCAGACGGTTATCGTCAACTCGTGCAACGTGAAGTTTTTGGACAGCCATCCAGAAGCGCTCTACGCCAAGGCGATGAACGTCAGCGTTGCGAACTACAGCGGCTCGCGCTGGCACTACGAAGTCACCTGGGACTACGAGCTGCCGAAGCAGGCCAACGCTCAAGACAACCCTCTGGTCAGGCCAGACATCTGGCGGTGGAGCACAGGCGGCCTACAGGTGCCGGCCCTGTACTACTTCGACGGAACCGTCGTCAACGCTCTGGTGAATTCTGCCGGAGATTTCTTTGAGGGCGCAACCACCGACATCAGCACGCTTCAGGCCAGCATCACCAGCAATCGGGCGACGTTTGATTACGCGCTCGCCACTGCTTTGACCAACACGGTCAACAGCGACGCATTCCTGGGCTCGGCCATCCACACGTGGAAGTGCTCAGGCATTTCTGGCACGCCGCAAGTTGAAGTTGTCAACGACATCGAGACGCGGTACTGGCAGATCGAAACAACCCTTGAGTACCGGCCCGATGGCTGGCCGCTGCAGTTGCCAGACGTGGGCTGGAACTATCTAGACGGCGGCGACAAAAAACGAGTCGTCGTGAAGATGCCAGGCACAAACGAGGAAGTCGCATCCTCCAACCCGCAGCCGCTGAACACGGACGGCACGCTGAAGACAGGGGCTCCCAACATCCTGATTCGTCGTGTGCATCGCGAAATCGGATTCTCAAGTTATTTTGGCACGCCTAGTTAGGAGTTTGTCATGCCCGACGTGAACTACACCATCAGTGCGACGCTCAACAAAGGGTCGCTGCAGCAAACATTCATAGCGGCCGGCGTGACGAGCGACATGTCTGCCTCTGGGCTGACGACGCTGACGGTGTCTCCGGGGACGAACGCTGCCGGCACGGTTGCGATCAGCACCGCGACGCTCACGAGCGTCGGCGTGTTCGTCGCTCGCAACCTCTCGACCGTTGCGACGGCAGCTGTGTCGTTCGGCCAGCTGTCTGCCGGTGCCATGGTTCCGACGGTTCGCCTGCTTGGCGGCGAGGCGGCCATCGGCCGGCTCAACTCCGGCGATTACGCAGCACTCAGCAACCTGACCGGCACGCAGCTGGTGATCAGCATCCTCGAGGGCTGAGCCATGGCGGACCAGGCTGCAAACAACGGCGGCGGCCAGGCGGCCGGCAAGTCGTTCGTGCAGTTCAGCCGGCCGGCAGCCCAGCGGATCGCCAAGGTCGTCCGCACGGTCGAGGCCGGCAACCGCAGTCAAGGCGGCGTTGTTTTCGACCACCCTATGCCCGGCGGAAACGTCTCTTTCCGCTCCGCGTCGTTCACGGGAACGTGGAACATCTCCAGCACGACGCCGAAGGTGGTTACCTTCACGTACATATCCGGCGGGACTGCTACGGCCAACGCCTATAACGACCTGATAAGCCTGCCAGACGCTGGCACCCGCGCCTGCGTAGTCGGCAAGGAAGGCACTGCCTGGCGACTCATCAACTGGCAGTGGAACATCGCCTACGCTGCGACGGCGGCAACGCTGACAACGACTTCGCTCAAGTTCACGACTCTGCCCGTGGGTGCCGTGGCGACATCGTCTACCAGTACGTTCTCGGTCAGCGTAGTGACGTGCTCAACGTCAACGGCATCATGACGTCACTCACACACAACGGCGACGGCCTGGTTGTAAAAAACGACGCTCTCGG